CAACGGGATGGGAAACCTTCGCGCGGCGCCCTAGGAAGGACCCAAACACCGGGGGGGTACTGCGTCTCCGCTGTTATACACCAGGCCGTCCAAGTCCTACATATAGGATTTACAGATTTGGGCCACCTGACACCGGACTGTCGATCCGGTGGTTGCGGGTTCGATTCCCGTCGGCCTCGCTTGAAAATCTGGGGTACCGGACTGCTGTGGTCTTGGGCCACCGGACTAGTGGTCCGGTGCGCCGTCACAATCCCGAACAGGCGTTGGACCTTGTAATTATCCAAGCGTTTGAATAAAATGGGGGCATGGAAACCGTGTCTGCTATCGCTGGATACCTGACAATTCACGAGGTCGCCGCCTTGCACGGCGTTTCCCACTCCTTGGTTGCGCGCTACATTCGCGAAGGAAGGCTCCCAGCCGTGGAAATTGGGAGCCAAAAGCTGGTACCAGAGTCTGCCGCGAAATCATTCCATCGCGGCCAAGTCGGACGTCCCAAGAAAGAAATTCCGCAGCTGGTCTAAACCCGGCTTGTAATTGTTCAAACGTTTGGATAAAATGCCGCTGTCGGACCTGGGAAACCGGGAACCTGACAGCGGTTTCTTTTTTGCCGTAGCACGCTCCTGAAAGCCGGATTACCTGCGAGCCCGGACTGGCAAGCCGAAACAACGCTGTCGCGTTTCTGGTCACTCTGACCCGGCTTAGTTTTTCCTTACGGTGCGGAGCGTTTCTGTGTGCTACCTCATAGCAGTGTCGTTTGAACTGCAGCCAAGTGGCAGGATGCCTGCCAACATGGACGGTAGCAATCGTCGGTCTGATCTGGATTCGCGGAGCGGAGGCCGACCCAGGGGCCACGTCAATGGACTATCCGAAGGTGTGCGCGTTCTTCCGCGAGCGTTACCGTCCCGATCACCCGGACCTGCGGTCCCCGAGGTCAATCGAGGATTACGAGACGCAAATCGGCCACTTCGGCCGCTGGTGGGCCTCGGAGCGAATCGGCGAGCCGACGATTGCGGACTTGAACCGGGAATCAATTGCGTCCGCGATGGCCTGGCTGTCCGCGCAGAACCGCAGCCCATACACGGTCAACAAACTGCGGCGCGTCTTGCTGGCGCTGGAGCGGCATGCGTGCGAGGTACTGGACTTGCCGCCGCCAAAGCGAGTGCGGCCGTACAGATGCCCGTCCCGCAAGCCATCGGCCTGGACCGAGGAGCAAATGGGGCAGATGCTGTGGACGGCCGGGCAACTGGTGGGCAACGTCGGCCCGGTGCCCGTGTCGGCCTTCATGCGTGCCTTGATCCTCACCCAGTACAACACGGGCTCCCGCATTTCCGCGCTGATGGCGGTCCGCTGGGAATCGATCGACCTGATCGCAGGGCTGCTGGTCCTGCAGGCCGAAACGACGAAGGACCGGGAGGAGCAACGAATCAGCCTGAAGCCCGAGACTGTGGCCGCCCTTGCCGCCCTGCGCGTCGGGACCGCTGGCGGGCCGTTCGACCACTGGCCTTACGATCGCTCGTCTACGGGCAAGCGGATGCCCTGGAAATCGTTGACCAACTTGCTGAAAAAGATCATCTACGTCGCCCTGGTGGACCACGAGTCGGACGTCAACCGGGTGACCGTCAAGCAGGTCAGGCAGGTGATCGGGGCTCGCGACTGCACGCACAAAATTCGCCGCACGTTCGCGACCGAGATTGCGGCCAGACAGGGAATCAAGACCGCACAGGAACTGTTGGGACATGCTTCGGAGGTCACGACCGCGGCCTATGTGGACGTGTCGAGACTGCCGCGGCATTCGGCGCGCGACATCCTTCCAACGCTGATCGAACAGCCGCCGCGCGTCCGGTTGTTCGTCGGGTAGAGGTGACATCATGACCGAGCGACAGGTGGACAATATCGCAACGGCCGTGGCTGTGATTGTCGCGGCAACTATCGGAATGGCTGTGACTGCGGCGGCTGCTTACCTCTGGTAAAGGAAGGGAGTCTCACTGATGGCAAAAGCGACGATCTTCTTCGGACCGTTGATCCGCCGAGAGCCTACGCGTGCACTGCGCGGGAGCAAGCGCGACAAAAACGACAGGCCGACGCATCACCGCCAGCGACTGCGTGATTGGCGACGCAAGGCTGGGCTGCAGGTCGATCGACAAGTTCATTACGTGTGAGGCGTGGCCGTGATTCAGCAAACCCTATCGTTCGTCGCGAGCCACGGACCGTCGATCCGTCCTCCGGCCGTTCCTGTGCGGACGTCGATCGCGGCTGCCGAGGCAATCGCGGAAATGGCCGGAACGCTGCGTGGGAAGGTCTACGGGTTTATCGCTGCACGTGGCCGGGACGGAGCCACGCGGCAGGAAATCGCGGACGGGCTCGGCATGAAACTGCAGACGGTCTGCGGACGCATGGGCGAACTGAAGGCCATGCACCTGGTTTGGGAAGGCGACGACATTCGGGACGGCCGTCGGGTCGTCAGGGTTCGGGAGCGAGTTTAACGGAGGGAGCTATGGCAAAGGCAGCGAAAAAGGACGGCCCGTCTCGTGACGTGTTGCTCCAGTACATCCAGGAGCTTGACCGCTTCGCCAATCAGCTTCGCGAAACGCAGTTGCGCATCGCGGACCTGCAAGCCGATTGCAACGCCAAGCGCGAGGCATTCGAGGCCGCAAAAGCGGCAGTCAAAGAAGAGCGGGAGGTCGAGCATTCCACGGTCACGATGCTGCTAAAGTTCGTGACGCCTGGAAGCGTGGAAACTTTTCCGCTTTTTGATCAGATGGAGCCTGCCGACGAAGAGCAGCACGGCATTGGCGCGGCCGACTGGAGGAAGGAGCCGATCACCGCCATGCGGCTTTCTGCTGTCGCGGTCCAGTGCTTGGTCGCTGGCGACATCGTCTTGGTCGGACAGCTGCAGGACGTCATCCTGGCCGACGCGGAGGACTGGTGGAAAAAGATCGACGGTCTATCCAGCGGCCTTGCAGACGCCATCCAGCTCAAGCTCGATAACTTTATTGCAGAGCAGGTCACGAAATGAAGCCGCTACGATCGACCCCAGACGCCATCACATTAGAAGATGTGCCGTCGTTTATTCCGCGAATGGTCATGACGCCACAGCTACAGTGCGTCATGTCGAGCGTGATTCGTCACTGGAAACACCGCGATAGGTTTGCCGGGCTGCTGAAGTACGGCATCCGGCCAATCGACCGACTGTTGATGTACGGACCGCCTGGCAACGGAAAGACAATGGCTTGCCAGTGGATCTGCAAACAGCTTGGCTGTCAGTTGCTGCGTGTGCGATGTGACCAGATGACCGGGGCGTACTTAGGTGATACGACCAAACGAGTTGCGGCGGTGTGCGAATTCCTAAACGATCGCGATCAGCCGGCCGTGTGCCTGTTCGACGAAGTCGAATCGATCTTCATTGACAGAAAATCAAATGCGGCTGATTCCGCATGTGGTCACGAGCTGTCCTCTGCAACGACCATCTTCATGCAGGCGCTTGACCGATGGAAGTCTCCGACGTTAATCGTCATGTGCACGAACTTGTTCGGACATCTCGATACGGCTCTTACCTCCAGGATTGACCTACGCATTGAGTTTCCGCCCCCCGATGCGGACCAGGCATTAGAGTGCCTGCTGTTTTGGCGCGAGATGCTGTGCGAATACGGGGCGGAAACGTGGGGGCCGGAACTGCAGTCGCAGATTGAGGGCGGGCGAGTGCCGGAAAGTTTTCGCGCCTTGCAGCAATCCATTGCGAAAGCTGCGAGGGAGTGGGTTGCGAAGGATTTGCCCGCATAGTTCACGCTCCGCAGCTTGTTGCTGCGGAGCCGACCCCAGCCAGAGGTCGTTTACGTGACGGTTGCTGCAGCTGGCTGGGATTTTTGAAACAGGAAGATCGGTTCGGTTCAGCGGTTGCACCACTAAGACACGGAGGTCGAAATGCTAGTACTGACGCGAAAGAAGGGTGAGCGGATCGTGGTCAACGGCGGTGAGCTGACTATCACGATTCTGCAGGTGGACGGAAAGCGGTGCCGCGTTGGAATCGAGGCCCCGGACCGGGTCGAGATTCTGCGCGGGGAGTTGGTGGACGAAGAAAAGGACGAGGCGGCGTGATGGCGGCTGACACGAAAATCGAATGGGCCACGCACACGTTCAACCCGTGGATCGGTTGCGGAGTCGGATCGTCCGGCATAACGCCCAAGGATCAACCGGCGGCGGCCGGCGACTTTCCATCTTGCGCGACCCTGCCCGCCGCTCGGTTGCATCCGTTGTTATGCCGGCCGTGCCGGAGGAGTGAGAAATGCCAACATTGAAGCGACTACCGGGTACGCGGCGGGACGTGGAAGCCGTGTCCGTGCAGAGTCGGAGCGCCGCGATTCGGGCGCTCCGCAACAAGCAGGCGTCTACGGCCGCAGGCGATCACGGAGCGCTGAACGTGTGGATCGACGACGAGGGGCTGTTCCGTTGCGAGTTCATGCGGCGGTGCAGGTCCGTGAACGCGGAGCGATTCGCGTACATGGCGGCCGTGGACGCGTGGCTTCGTGCTTGGTTTCCGTGTTTGTCCGTGCCGAGTCCGGCATAACGCTTCGGTTCACCCGGGCGTACTCGCCTCGGGTGCAACCGATTTGTTATGCCGTTTTCGTGGGGGAGTCGCGATGGTTTGGCAGCGTGGAAAACGTCGGCACGAAGTGGACGCAACGCGATTCGTCGCGGCGTTGTGCCGTGAGTTTTCCGCGCGGGAGCTGGGGCGATTGTGTGGCGTATCGGATCGGACCGTGCGCCGTTGGGCGGCGGGCGTGGACTGGCCGGACAGAGCAGCGGTCGACCGACTGGTCGACGCGTTGTTTCCGCAGTCGCGTGGCTCGCTGCCGATCTACGATCCCGGCATGGCGCTGGACGGCAACAGCCGCGTCTGCGGAGTCGGAGAGTACACGCTGAGATCGGCACGCGGGCACGATGGGTATTACCGCCACCCATCGAGCCGGAGAAAGTGTCCAGGCGGGCGAGGGCAGAAAAAGTGACAGACGTGACGCGTAGACAGTTTTGCGGCCTGGGGCTCGTTGCCCCGGTCGCTGGGTTCGGCGGCCGGCGGCCGAAGAATCGGCGCGCCGGGCACAAGGACACGCGGATCTATCACGGGCCAATCCGCGTGCCCGTGGACGTATGCGAAATGGCCAGCCGTGGCCGTGTCGTGCAGACCACGGCGCGGCACATGGCCGTCCGAGTGTCCCACCTGGGGACCGTGTATTTGTTCCGCGTGGTTGGCGGCCGTGACTACCTCGGCGAGGTCGTCGAGACGCAGGCGGGGACGATCCGTGTCCACCTGTGGGCGATCGTCGATGCCGTGGGGCGGCCCGTGGAGGATTTCCTCGGCCAGCCGTCCGTGTCCGTGCCGTGTGATTTGCCGGCATAACGTCCACCGGTTCAGCCGGGCGTACTCGCCTCGGCTGCAACCGTAGTTATGCCGGTTTTCCTTGGGTTTTTGTGGTCGGAAATTTCCGAAATAATATACAGAATAATGGCAATCGACCGTTGACATTGCCGAAATACTGTATAGAATTAAGGGAGAGTTGAGAACGAAACCCAAGAACCAAAGGAGAGTGAGATGAGCAAGGCAAAGAAAATCGGAGACGGCTGGTACACGGACGACGCGGAGTATGTGGTCAGCGGGACGATGAGCGGCAGCAAGGTCACCCGTGGTGACGGCAGCTACTGCGAGTTTCTCGGCGCCTGCGGAATGAGCAGCTACGAGGAGGCGATGGAAGCCGCTGAGCTGTTGGCGAAAAACGAAAAGGAAGACTCCGATTGCGATTGGAGCGAGTGATGAAGCGAATCATGCTTGAGTTGTCCGCGGAGCTTGGGGCCGCGATCGACGCGGCCCTGGAAGGGCGTCAGCGCAATCCGACGCTCGAAGCGTGGCTCTGGCGTGTCCGTGAGATCCAGGACGCGGCCAAGCGGTTGGGCGTCCGTAAACCCGTGCGCCGCGGCCGTGGGCGTCCGAGGAAGCCCCCGGCGAGTCCGGCATAACGCAACCAGGATCACGGGGCGGCGGCCGTGCGGTCACCATGCCGCGCGGCCCTATCCGCCGCTCCCGTGCATCCCTTTAGTTATCCGGTTTTCCTTGGGTTTTCGGGGGGCAGAAAGATTTTCCAAAAAAAGTGTGTGTAGAGTATTGACGCGATTGCGGCCAACCGATAAACTGTGTGTAGAGTTAAGTTGTTGATCCGTTCACACAGGAGAAAAGACATGTCGAGCAAAATCAAGACCCGCGAGCAAGCCGAGGCCGTAATCCGAGCGATCAATGCTAAGCCCGTGCGGACGCACCAAGATCAGGTCGTCCTGAATTCGATCGCGCAGGCCAAGGATGCCGCGAAAACGTATCTCGACTGGGGCCAGCAAATCGAGCACTACGCGGCAACCGGTGACGTGGTGCTTGAGCGGCAGGCCATCCGTCAGCGTGGCGAGTACGTTCAAACGCGCATGAGCGAGCTTGCCAAAGTGTTTGCGGGGATCAAATCATGAGCAGCGAGCGCAGAAACATCACGCAGCCTGCCGACTGGTGGGCTGCGATCGAGGCCGCGGCGGCGGCCGAGTCCGTGACCGTGTCCGAGTGGATCGGGGAAGCGTGCCGGAAGCGGCTCCCAGTGTCCGTGCGCCGTGGGCTGTCGGATCGTCCGCCAGCCAACCGGCCGAAGAAGCCGGGCGACGGGTCCGTGTCCGTGTCCGGATAACGACCAAGGTTCACCCGGCGGTACTCCGCTCGGGTGCAACCGTAGTTATGCCGTTTTTTTAGAGGGAGGTTTGATCCGTGACATACATTCCGATTCCCGTCGCCGTGGCCCATCAGATCGGCGACGGCCACAAGAAAGACATCGTGCTAATCGTCGGATGGGACGAAGCCAGCAACAAGACAGCGATCGTCACGTGGGGCCGTGAGCCGCCGCAGAAGGAAGCGGCTGCCAAGGCCGGCGAAACGATCGCCAAGCAGCTCGGCCTGTTAGACGATCTGGCGGACGTTCACGAGGATTTCCGTCGCGAGGGCGAAGCGGCCCTGGAGGTGGACAGGCTACGGTTGCTGGCCGTGGAACTGTGGAACGTCAGAGGTCACTATTCGCTCAGTGTCGAGGACGAGGAGAAGATGCTTGCGCGGTTCCCGTGGCTCCGTGCCGTGTCCGTGGATTCGCCGGCATAACTACCAATTAACACGCCAGTATGGAGGCACCATGTCCGTCCAGCAAATCCGCGGCCTGTTGGAATCGTTGGAGTTCGCGTCGAAGCAACTGCTGTCCGACGCGGCGTGTCTGCGGCGGTCGCATACAGAGCCGGACGGCCGCTGGGACGAGCCACAGGCCCACCAGGAGCACCAGGCGTGCCTGTTTCACGCGTGGCGGCTGAAGTGCCACGCGAAAGAAATCGTGGCCGTGTTGCAACGCAAAACGACCACACCAACGGAGGCGAATTGATGAGACCAGAGCCATTCTGGAACGGCGCTGAATGGGAGGTTGACCTGACGGACTGATTGATCACGAAAACACAAGGCAAGGCAGCCAACATGGCCGACTATCCGAAACGAGAGAGCCATTTTGCACACAAGATCGTCCGGCTGATGATTCGGACGTGCGCGGCGCAGGAGATCGGGACAGACGGCTTCATGCTGGTGACCATCATCGCCCACACGGAGGACGCGAAGCACTACACGGCCCCGGTGACGTTCTGGAACGATCAGCTGGTGAGCGTGTGCGGGTTCGCTTCCTGGGGCAAACTGGACCGCGCACGCAAGCGGGCTATCGCGGCTGGGTGGCTCCATTACGAGTGCGGAGGCAAAGGCCAGGTCGGGCGATACTGGACAACGATTCCGAGGGCGTTTCGCGGCCAACCAGATACCTCTGCAGAGTGCGATTATCCTCACGTTTTCCTCTCCACCAGTGGAGAGGAAAACGGGGGAGAAACGAGGGAGAAACGAGGGACAAACGAGGGACAACCGGGGGAGAAACGGGGGACAAGTGGTGAACATTCATCCCTAGCCCTATCCCTAGCCCTATCCCTAGATAATAGCTCGGAGCCGCAAGCGGCTGCCGAGCAGGTGACTGATTTCGTTTTTCCAGTGGTCGGCTCAGACGCGAAGACATGGGCCATGCCCGAGCGAATCCGTCAGGTCCTGGCGAACGCCTACCCGGATCTTCCGATCGACTTGGAACTTCGAAAGGCGGCGGCCTGGTGCGAAACGAACTCGACGAAACGAAAGACGCCACGCGGGATGCCCAAGTTCTTGAACGCGTGGATGGAGCGGGCACAAAACAGCAACGGCGGCTCGAGGCCAGGAGCGAGGGCAGGCCCTGCCCAGGACAGCGGCGAATCGATTTCGGACTTCCTGAAGCGAGCGAGGGCGATCGAACTATGACGACCAACGATTTTGACAGCTGGTTGAATTACCACTCCGCCGCCTTCCCAAGCGTCGGCGACTGGATCAAGAAGCACCCCGAAACGGTCCGCTTCTGGGAGATGGCGATGGCTGAGGCGAGCGTCCAGGACGCGAAGGCCGCAACCGACGAAATGGTCTCGGGCGTGTTAGACGAGCCCAAGGGCTACGGCCAGCATCCCCGCGTGATCGCCAGGCGGGCCCGTGAACTGGCACTGGCACGCAAGTCAAGTCTGCGGGTTGTAAACGGCCAGCCGGTCTTTAGCTGCTCGCTGTGCCACGACGAGGGCTACGTGCCTGTCGTGGATCCGGTCCACTACCGCAACGGCACGTTCCGTCCGTGCTACGTGTTTTGCACCTGCTCGGCTGGCGACAGTCGCGCCAGCAGGCGGCCGACAGGCGGAGGCAAGCGGCGAGAAACTCCGCGATACGATCGGCGGAGAATGTTTGCTCTCGATCCGGAAAAGACGGGCAGCGAGCTGAAGGTGGAGTTTCGGGCGTGGCTGAGTGGAGGCCGAGTGACGGAATTGCCCGGCTATGAGTCCGGGTTTGAATCTTACAACGCAGCGGGGTGAAAAATGGCAGAAAACACAAAGATCAGCTGGGCCACACACACGTTTAGCCCGTGGATTGGCTGCTCGAAAGTCGCCAGCGGTTGCGCGAACTGCTACGCCGAGGCGATGGCCGGTAGGCTGGGCGTCACCTGGGGGGCGAACGGTACGCGTCGGCGGACGGCGCAATCGACGTGGAAGCAGGTCGAGCGGTGGAACCGACAGGCGGCACATGCTGCGGAGAAGCAACTGCAGTTTGTTCGCGACAAGTGCAGGAATGGCATCGCAGTAGGGCGTCCCAAGTTATTTCCGAGCCTCTGCGATCCGTTCGAGGACTTCGACCGCCCCGTGTTTGACTTGCAGTCGCCGGTCAACCACGTCGGTTACATGGACGACGTTCGGCGTGACTTTTTCGCGCTCATCGACCGAACGCCGAATCTGGACTGGTTGCTGCTGACCAAGCGGCCGCAGAACATTCGGCGGATGTGGCCGGACCCAGAAGGCTTTGTTATCGGCGGTTCAACCTCGCTACGGCGAGAGAACATCTGGCTGTTGTACTCCGCCAGCGACCAGCAGAGCCTGGAGGCCGGGTACGGGCACCTGCGTCTATGCCGTGACCTCGTGCCGGTGCTGGGGCTCAGTCTGGAGCCGCTGGTAGGGCCGATCGACTTCGCGGCACTGAAACTGCACATGCTGCACGACATCGACTGGGTGATCGTCGGCGGAGAGAGCGGCCCGCGTGCCAGGCCGTGCAACGTCGATTGGATTCAGTCGATCGTGCGCCAATGTCGCGAGGCGGGCGTACCATGCTTCGTCAAGCAGCTGGGTGATGCTCCCGAGGTCCGCTGCGACGATCGCCACTGGTCGCGAAATCCATCTGGATCATGCGACGACAACAGCTGCCGAAAAATCGTCTTATCGGCTCGCAAAGGCGGCGATCCTTCGGAGTGGCCCAAGGACTTGCGAGTGAGGGAGTTTCCGCATGGACGCTAACGACCCACGCTACGCATTCCAAACGAGTAATCCGGACTTCGGCCGCGTGATGGTCGCGCCGGTAGCGCTGGTCGTCAAGGTGTGTGCGACGTGCGGTTATCCGACCGAGCGGCAGCAGTGCCAGTTGTGCCGAGGTGATGACGAGGAAAGGTTTTATCCGTGACGCCGCCGCGCCGCTGGCGCGAAAGTTTCTCGGTCAGTCTTTGTCGCGGTTGCTGGACTTCGCGCGGCGCAGCGGCGGGTGTGGCCAGATTCGAGTGGAGAAATTGAGTTGACCGAATCAGAAGAAATCGAACGCGGCCGACAGCTGGTCGAGTCCGGAGAGGACCCGCCCGCGATGCTCGATAGGATCGCCCGGGCCCGCTACCTGGATTCGCAGCGTGAGATCGTCCGCCGCCGCGGCTGCTGCGGACATCATGACGAAATCTGGGTTTCGCCGATGGGTAAGGTGTGCTGCAAGCATACGCGCGACCCGTGCCCACGGCAGGCCCTGGGGTTGGTGTTGGAGTTGTTTTCGTTAATCAATCGAGGAGAGACAGATGGGAAAAGAGTTAGCAACAGTCGCTTCGCAAAGAGGAAGCATCATTCCGGCCGTAAAGCGTGAGCAGGTGCTGGCGCTGGACGGACTGATCAAGAGTTCGCGGGTGGAGGTCGAGCAAGCCCGCGCGGACGGGAATGACATGCTGTTGGCGTTCACGCTGGCCGAGGTCACCCAGCAGCTGCGGACGCAGCTGGTGGCGATGCTGCCCGACATCAAGCACCTGGTGGGCAGCCCGCTGGGAATCGAGGTCTATCCTCCGACCGCCAAGTACAGCGACGAGGTCATCCTGGACGCGGTCCTTGAGGGGCTGCTCAAGGGCATGCGGCTGGTCGGCGGCGAGATGGGAATTCACTCCGGGAAGTTGTACGACACGAAGAAATATTGGGAGCGAGTGGTCCGGACCTATCCGGGGATCGTCTGCCAGGAGCCCGTGCTTGGCAAACCCCGCGAAGAGAAGGTCGGCGACAAGGTCTATGGTTGCGTGAACGCTATCCTGGAGTGGCGGATCAACGGCAAGGCAGACAAGATCGAGTGCGTGGACAAGGCCGCTATCGCCGTGATATGGAATAGCGGCATGCAGATCGACGCAATCCACGGCAAGGTCAAGCGGCGGCTGTACCGGATGGCCTATTCCAAGATCACGAACACGCAGTTGGACGATGACGACGACGTGATTGAGGGCGAGATTTTGCCGACGCCCGAACCGACGCATCCCGCCCCCGGGACCGCGCCGCCCGTCGACGCGAAACAGCGCGTCGAGACGTTCCTGCAGGACGTCGAAGGCACCCTGTGCTCGCTGGACAGCGTGATCGACTGCCAGAAGTCCGGGGACCATTTCAAGCGGCAGATCGTGGCCGCGTGCGAAGCGGGCGAGTACACCGACGGCGAGGCGGCCAGTCTTGTCAAGGTCGTCGCTGGGCTGGTCGAGTCGCGGTGTGCGGAAATTCGCAAGAGCCGCGGGCAGAGAAAGGCAGGCTGACGATGTTGACGGCGTTTGAGCAAGAGTTGATTGACCAAATTCGGCAGACGTCCAACGCGGATCACGTTCCGAAACGCGAGCGGGCTATTTGCCGGATGCTGTGCGACGCGTACGAGCTGCACGGCCTGGTCCACGCCGCGGAGATCGTGGTGGCGATGGATCGCTGGAACAAACGGGCCTCGGGCCGGGAGGGTCAACCGTGACTGTGCGTCACAATGGAATCACGGTCGACGCGTGCGAGCGTCGGCCGGGACTGCGGGCGACGAAACGGAATGTGTCCGAGCGACTGACCTCGGCGGCGATCTTGGATCGCGTGGCGATCGAGCGGAAACACGACGCCGCGGCCAAGATCGTCTACGGCGGCCGCTCGCAGGCCCTGGCCGAGTACGCGGCGGCGGCCGAGGGGCGGTGCCACTACTGCGGGGAACGGATCGGCGAGGTGGAGGTCTGCCCGATCTGCAGGGCGCAGCAGGCGATGAGCGGGCGGAAGAATCAGCGAGGGAAAAATGACTCCTGACGATTGCGAGTGTCGAAAGTGTCACGCGAGCATGCACGTTCCCGACGGCATGGAACCACTGGACGAGGACGTGCGGTTTTGCCATTCGTGCGCGATCGAGGAAATCGAACGGCTGGATGAACTGTTCGGCAAGCGCTTCCACCTTGACTCGGCGTGCGGCTCATGTGGCGGGCCACTGGATGTGGAGCGGGACGCGATTTGCTGCCGGTGCACGGATGGCACGGCATCCCGATCTGCCGGGCGCAGCAGGCGATGAGCGGGCGGAAGAATCAGCGAGGGAAATGAGGTGCGGCGCGGCAGGGTTTGGCCAGGTTTGGCCAGGTTTGGCGAGGCAAGGCAGGGCAAGGCAAGGGCGCAGAGCGCACAGAGAACAGAGAGGAAACGAGATTGCCGCGGCTTGGCGAGGCGAGGTGAGGCGTAGCTGGGCCCGGCACGGTCGGGCATGGCGGTGCAAGGCTAGGCGTGGTGAGGGGACTGAGTTCCGTTTTTACTTTTTGAAAGGCTGGTGAAAGGATGAAGATTCGATTCGAGCTGACAGGGTTGACGGCGGTACTGTTGCACAATGACGACGTGGAAGCCAGCGATCGACTGGACGCGTGGCGCAAGGACAGCAAGAACCGCGGCGTGAGTAAGGCGGGCGACGATCGTTCGCCCGGATGGACGTGGCAAACCTATCTCTATCACGACGGGTCTCACATTTCGATCCCGTCTCAGAATCTGATGGTCTGCTTGCGGTCAGCCGGGGCGCAGATGATCTTGAAGAAACAGAAGACCTTCAAGGAGATTTCCCAGTCGGGTATGGGAATCTTCTCTGAGTACCTTGACTTCCGTTGCGGTCCGGAAAATGAGCGCGTTGCGATCGGTGATATTATCGCCTTGGCGGACATGACGTTCGAGCAGCAGGCGGACGCGGTTCGCCAGTTCGGCTTCCGGTTGTTCGTCAAGCGGGCCAAGATCGGGACGTCCAAACATATCCGCGTGCGGCCTCGGTTCGACCAGTGGACGGCGAGCGGCACCGTCGTTACGACAAAGCAAGAGCTGACCTTCGACGCGGTGTCGAAGCTGTTCGAACTGGCGGGCTCCGTGGGGCTGTGTGACTGGCGGCCTGGCTGCAAGACGCCGGGGCCGTTTGGCATGTTCACCAGCGTGCTGGAGCAAGTCGAGTGAGTCGCGGCATGGCCGGGCCCGGTGTGGTTCGGCTCGGCGGGGCTCGGCGAGGCTCGGTCGGGTTTGGTTCGGCATGGTATGGCGTGGCGTGGTACGGCAAGGGTGCAGAGCACAAACAGAGAAGCAACCGTACAGCCGCGGCCGGGCGCGGCCAGGCATGGCAGGGCAGGGCTGGGCAGGGCGAGGCGCGGCGAGGCATGGCGTGGCTTGGCATGGCAAGGGGACTGAGTTCCAATTTTCACTATCAAAAGAAGGACTGGACATGGAAGCGATGACACGAAGACAACGCAAGGCGGGGCAACCCGCGGAGGTAACACGGGAACTTGTCGAACAGTGGGAGCGGACGCGGCCCGCGTTGGCGGCACTGAATGCGGCGACGCTGGACAAACCGCGGGGATACGCGATCCCGAAGGCGGAGGCCGTCACGATTGCGGGCGATGAAGCCGCGTTCAAGAAGGTGGCAACGTACTGGAAACGCTCCCTGCTTTGGATTCGCGGTATCACGGTCGAATACGAGGCGGCCACCAAGAGCTATCGGTTCATCGAGGCCGAGCGGCATTTGACGACGCGACAAAATCGGATCATGCAGGCGGCGGAGCGAAAGCACCGCGAGGAAGCGTTGCGACTCGGCCTGATCCGCGACGCCGACCTGGCGACAGACCACCAGCGGCAGATGCGCGTCCTGCTGATGAGCCAGCACAGCGATACCGCAGGCAAGATCGAATCGCAGCGGGAGTTCGCGCGACTGGCCCTGCAGCAGCCCGAGACGTTGCCGCGGATCAACGGGAACGGGAAATAACCGCGGTCTGGCCAGGCATGGCGCGGCCAGGCAGGGCCTGGCGCGGTGCGGCGCGGCAGGGCGTGGCAAGGGCACTGAGTGCAAACAGAGAAGCAACCGTACAGCCTCGGCTAGGCTCGGTGCGGCGGGGCTGGGCGTGGCAGTGCGCGGCTAGGTATGGCCAGGTACGGCAAGGGGACTGAGTTCCACACCGATTGACAGTCTGCCGATCCGTGGTAGGTTGTTCGCCCGGAACGCCAGCCTGGGGCGTGGCCACGGCCTTTGCCAGGCAAGGATGCTTGGCGCCCTTTTGAGACCTGTGGTTTTCGCCGCAAAAACGAGGTGATTCGATGGCCCAGCGATTCGACAAGAAGACCCTCCGCCGCATCCGCAAGGCTCGCCAGGAGCGGCGGGAACGCCAGGCGGACCTGGAGCGGCGAAAGCTGCGGTTGCACCGCCGGCGGATTCTCGCGGCGGCTTAGTTTCTTTGGAGGTTCCCATGCGTAGCGTCGTACTCGCTTTTGCGTTGCTTGCTGCCTCGGCTCTTGCACAAGCCCAGCAGCCCCGCGCCTTGACCACAGGGCAGAAAGAGGCTCGCTGCGGGGCGCTGATCGTCCTGGACGCCACGGCGTCCGAAGGTGTTGGGCGGCTGGATGAAGAGTATCAAGTTCGCCGCGCGGTATACCGACCGCACCCATTTATGTCCGTAGCTCTTGAGAAGGCACTACCGAAAATTCCTGAGCAGTTCCGAGACCTGATATGAGACCGAGAAACCTACTCGCCGCCGTTGCTTTGTTGTCCGCGTTCGCCGCGGCTGCCGTCGCACAACAGCCGCAATTCTACGGATGGGTGCAACCGTCGAAACAAGCCCGCGTTTTCTACCCGACGCCGCTGCGGGATCTGTTATTCGGAAAGTCCCGCACCGTTCCGACAGGACCGCCCGTGCCGTATTACCTCGTCCCGGGAAAGCTCGTACCGCCGACAGTTATTTGGCCCGAAGTTCCGGAGCCGAAACAATGAGACCGCTCGCCCTCATTCTCACCCTGCTGTGTTCGCTGTCCGCAACGGCCGCCGACCTGTTTCAATGGTCCGAGCCGGCCGAACATCACCAATCCGCCGTTGTGGTCCGCGCGGGGAACGCTGGCGGCTCCGGCGTCTACGTCAAAATCAGCGATGGCGTGACCGGAGTGCTGACCTGCCAGCATGTTGTCGAAGGCAACGCACAAGCCCGCGTACAGTGGACAGATGGCACCTGGACCGAGGGAGAAGTCTGGACGGATCGCACCAAGCAGGACTCCGCGTTCATCAGCACGACCCACGCCACGATTCCGCCGCTGGCAATCGCAGCCGATCCGCCAGCGCAGGGTGAGCGGGTTGAATATCTCGGCTTCGGTGGCCCCGCAGGTCGCACGCTACGGCCGCACTGGGGACAAGTGTTGGGCTACCGTGGCCGCGACATCAGCACAACAGCCCCCGTCATCAGCGGCGATTCTGGCGGTTGCATCCTCAATGAGCGTCGCGAAGTCGTTGGCCTGTCCGCATATGGCTCAAACACGGTGGCAACTGTGGCCGGTGAAGGTGGCCCGTGGTCAGTCTACCGTCCGAGCGGTGGCCCTGCCCTTCCGAGCCTGCAAGAGTTCGTCGCACGGGTGGCAACGAGAATGCAATGCGGGCCAAGCGGCTGCGGGCCGAGCGGTGGCGGCTACATGATTCCTGGCAGTGACGGCGGATCGCTCTATCCGATCCCCGACAGGACGCCCAGGCAGAAGCCAGACCTTCCGGCACAGCCGCAACCGCCGCCGATGGTCGAGATCGACTACCAGAAGATTTACGCTCAGATGCTGGAGAAGATGGCGGCTGACCCACGGTTCCGCGGGCCTGCGGGGGCCGATGGCAAGGACGGCCAGCCCGGTGCCAACGGCAACGATGGCTTGCCTGGCAAAGACGGAGCCGACGGCGCGCCGGGACCGGCTGGACATGGACCAACTGCCGAGCAGATCGCCGCCGCTGTGCAAGCGTATGTCGAAGCAAACCCGGAGGCAGTTGCATCGCTAGTTGCGCCGCACTTGCCCCCGATCTATTTCCGAAAGGTGAACGCCGCGACGGGCGCGGAGTTGGCCCCACCTGAGCCCATTCGGTTGGGCGAAGGATTTACGTTTCTGTTGACGCCCGGCTTGACTCAAAGGTGATGTATGCCGGACGGTTCTGTTTCTGTTCTAACGCCGAGCAGCTCGGCAGGAGAAGGTAACGTGGAGAGCCTGATGCAGTTGTTTATGAGCGATTCGGCAGAAGCCATCGCTCGCCGCCGCGACGATACCCAATTGGCGACCGCTCGCCAGCGTGACGGCGCCGGCCAGGACATGCGGGTGGTCGGCGGGATGATCGCCAAGGAACTGCTGGTCAGCGATTCGCCGGACGATATGAGCCGGTTAAACGCCGCCATCCGAGTTCCGACCACGGTCGATCATCCCGGTATTCCCGCGGTGAAGTGATGACGTGGCAGACCGATCTTGCGGCGCGAGTAAAGTCGCACCGCGAGGCAACGCGGACAGCGCTTGCCGAGCAGTCCGAAGCTGCTCGGCAAGCAGACACCGCCGCGGGGCTATTTGTCCGCGGTGGCCCTCGTCCGCTGTTTCCTGGGGAGGGCGATGCCGATGACACAGGAAGAAATCGAGGAGTTGAAACAGTTGATCGGACTACAGCGGGAACTGACACGCCAGCGGCTACGGACGGCGACCTGCGAAGCGTGGGTTGACGACGTCCAGCAGAAAATGGCAATCAACCGTGCTGTATACGCAGCCGGCTACGGGATCGCTCCGACCGTCAACACCAAAACGGAGACGGTCACTAAGACCGAAACGACGCAGGACACGCCACAGCCCGCGCAACAGCCAAGCCCGGCTCAGTCGCTTGGCTCTCGACTCATGCCTTGGATCGTTGCTGGATCGCTCGCACTTGGAGGCGCGGGGACTGGGGCATGGATGCTGAATCGTCCGGACGAATCCCCAGCAGTGACGCCGGGTGGCGAGTTCGAGATTCCTCGATACGACGTAGAGAAATGGACGCCTGCAAAATGATTTTGCCGCCGCACGCGCCGCCGGTGCTCCGGGTGTCCCAACACCTTCGCCCGTCACCGGCGGCGCGGCCTGCAGGATTCGCTGTCGGACGATCGTTCGCAAGATGCGAGCGGCTGGAATGGGGCCAGGCGGTTGGCACGCGATGCACGGACGGAGAGGTGATGCACGGAACCGCTTACCAGATTGCGAGGACTCAATGCCGACCCTGGCCCTGTTACTGCTGAGCCTCGGGACCGATGCGACGGTCAGTCGCTCGGTCGAGTCGCCGCAGACGATCGGGGCCACGGTCCTGCGATTGGCGGTCGGTGCAGTGGCTCGGGAGATCGGGGGAGGGATTGGCGATGTCGTGGCGATGGCCCAGAGCCGTGGAAACGTGCAGTTTCGATTGCGAGAGCTACCGACGCCTGCGATCGACGGCCGAGCCGCCGCGGGCTGGCGTGGCTGGCTGCGAGCGGCCGGACGAATCGCCGGATACCTCGCCGACGTGCGAAGCCTGGGCTCCGTGCGATGGGCTGGAGGGCTCCGGCATCGAGGTATCCACGTCGCGTGGTCGGTCATTGTCCAGGACGATCGACTGACGATCGCGGGGGACCTGCGGGGCATACCGGACCTGGATCTGGTGCGGCTGGTGATCGTCGCCAGCGAGCATGGCCGGTCGACAACGATCAGGGGGACCGCGACGGGATGGACACGCTACGGGGACCGCTGCCGCCTGGTCCGCCGGATCGCTCGGCGGAAGATCACGACGGGACTGGACCAGGAGCTGCTGGCGGTGATCGAGACGGCGGGGCGGGAGCTGTACCAGGGCGGGGACCCGCGGGCGGCGATCGTGCACCTGGTGGACAGCCTGCGACGATCACGGTCTCCGTCTACCTCCGCCGCCGGAAGGCCCAGCGGCCGGTCTGCGAGCGGTGCGGGACGCCGTACTGGGCGGGCAGTACCCAGGGGCGGGTGACGTACTATTACCCGGGCTGCCGCTGCGTGGTACCCAGCCGCAAGGCGATCCGCGAGCAGGTGACGATCGAGATTCGCCGCCAACTGCAGCTGTTCTGACAGGTGGCAATTCTGCCACGTGATTGGCGTGTGGCACTGCTTGTACCCAAGCAGTGACGAATCCCGGACACTGCTTGGGTACAAGCAGTGCCACACTGACCTTGGCACCGCCGCTGAAATGTGCGACGCTTCATGCAGGAGGAAGCGATATGTGGCCGGGCGGAAAAGACGGGGCCGGGGTTGCCCAGCGGCTGATCAACGAGATTCCACCGCACGAGGTTTTTGTGTCGACGTGTCTCGGGGATTGTGCGGTCATGCGGCGCAAACGGCCCGCGGCGCGAAGCGTGGGAATCGACTTGGACGAAGGAGTGCTCCGCCGCTGGATTTCGCGTCGCGAGCAGCTTCCGGGGCTGGAGTTGTACCGCTGTGACGCGGTCGAGTGGTTGCGGCATTCGCTCGGCTGGTACCGGGTCGCCACAGCTGGCGACGCCGCCGGCAGCGACGCTCGATCGAGCGACGACGGATCCGGCGACGGGCGATCGCCGCGGCAACCGGCGATCGCCGCGGTCGCCACATCTGGCGACGGTGGCAGCCGCCATCACAGGCCGCTGAAGATGGCGGCTGGGTCCCAGTCGCCAAATCGTGCGACTGGCGATCGCCAGCCGCAAGTACCGGCGTCCCCAGCTGCTGGCTGGTTCATCTTCGCGGACCCGCCCTACCTGATGGCAACTCGATCCTGCCGCCAGCGGATGTATGCACACGAACCGTCCGAGGCGTGGCATGTTGACCTGGTTGAGACGCTGATTTACGCGGCCTCGTCCGGGGCCGCTGTGATGTGCGTCCACTACCCATCGCCGCTGTATGCGGAGGCTCTGCAGACGTGGCGGACCTGGACCTACCGATCCATGACACGCGGCGGACGCATGGCGACCGAACAGGTTTGGTGCTCCTATCCACGGCCGGAGGTCCTGCACGATCCGCGTTGGCTTGGGGCGGACAAACGCGAACGGGAAAAGTTGATGCGTCGGCGGCGCAACCTGCTGGATAAGATCCGCCGCCTGTCGCCGTTGGAGCGGCAGAGCCTACTAGATGCAATTGCCTGCGGAATCCCGTCGCCGTAATCAGCGGCCGCCGCGGCGGTCGCCACAGCTGGCGACGCTGAAACCGGCGACAGGCGATCGCGGCTAAGTCGCAGGAACAATCTTGACCGGCATTTTTTCATGGACCAGCCAGCGGCCGGACCAGCCGCCGCGGCCGTCAGGGGCGAGGTCCATTGTCAGGCCGTGATCCTCGCCGGCGATCAGCAGTCGCTCGCCGCGGATCGCCCAGTATGCCTCGCAGCCGGCCCCTCCGGCGCGGAATCCGCCGTCACCGGAGAAGATCAGCGGGCGGGGCGAGCCGTAGCCGATCCGCTCGTAGAGATACTTGCGGCCGACCAGGGCCGCGGCGGCGCTGCGGTCGGATTCGCTGGCCACGGTCTGGGCTGCCGGGGACCAGGCGGCGCGGAGGTCGGCGAGCCAGTCAAGGCATTCGTCCTCCAAGTGGAAGCCGGGGACGCGCGGGTTGCGGGCGACCCAGTAGTGCCACTTGGTGCCGTTTCTGTGCTGAAATAATCTGCGGCCCTGGAAATCGTGCTGGCACATGGTGCTGTGCTGGCCCTGCGGCGTGGTCAGGGTGTGGATGTGCCGCGATGGCATGGCGTAGGGCTGGCCGATCGCGCGCCAGCAGAGGTGAAAAAGCTCCTTGTCGCCGTACACGTGCTTCCACGTGATTTCCGATCGTTCGCCGTACCAGTGGCACAGCAGCAGCGCGGCCCACGCTCGCCGCTTGTCGATCACGACCTGGCCGGACTCGACCTCCCATTCGTCGCGGTAGCCGACGCCGAAATACTGCCAGGCGTGGCGGGTCGGGGCCAGCTTGTTGTAGTCGGGCCACAGGCAGGTCCCGGCGTCGCGGTACTCCTGGCATTCGAACAGGTAGGTCGGATCACGACAGACGACGTTGTCGGCGTCGAGAAACATCACCTCCTCAAAACTGCTGTGCTGAATGGCGTAGGGCTTCAACTCGAAGCCGTTTAGGCGGCGGTGCGGAAACTGCTTGCGGACCTCGTAGGCGTCCACCCAGCGGCAGCCAAGTGGCTCGGTGATGGCCTCCAGCGGGGCGAGATACTCGCCGATCCCGCGGTACCAGATTTCGATCGGCAAGCGGCAGCCGACGTGCCGCAGGGCTCGCACCGCGACGTACGCGCAGGTGCTGTACTTGGGGCCCCCCGCGGCGATCACGATTCCGCGACCTGCGTAGCGGTCCGCGGGATACGGGTTGTCGGCCAGCTGCTGGCCCAGCCAGGCATGGGAGAGCGAAGCGGCGTTGTCGACGGAGACGTATTCGGGCATGGGGCACCGGTCAGGGGTCAGGAGACAGGGGTCAGGGGTCAGAGGCAGCCTTTGCAGATTTGCTTCTTCCAGAACCAGACGTAGCTGCCGTGGTCCACGTGCAGCTCGGCCCCGAGGAACGTCGCGGCGGCGTTCACGGCCTCGGCGACTACCTCGTAACCTTTGGCCGGGTAGCCGTAGTCGTGACCGGTCACCAGGCCGCCGATACGGACCTTGGGCAGGTACCAGAGGATCTGTTCCATCGTGTCCTGGTAGCTGTGGCTGGCGTCCAGGAAAACGAAGTCGAGCGATTGGCTCGGGATCTTGGCGGCCATTTTCCGGAAGTCGCCCTTGAGGACCTGGCAGCGCTCGCCCGCGAATGCCGTGTTGGTTCGTGCTTCGCGCTCCCAGGCGGCGAATACCTCGGGGCGGTTCTGCTGCTGAGCCATCGCGCTGAACTGATTGCGTCCCAGCTTAAACGGGCTGGGCTCCCAGCAGTCCACGGCGTACAGATTCAGCGCCGGGAAGCGGGACAGCAGCATGTGCGAGGTCTCGCCCTTGTATACGCCGACCTCGGCGCCGCGGAGTTGCAGCGTCGGCGGGAACTCCTCGGCGAGCAAGGCTGTCAGGAATTTTCCGTGGGGGGTTTCGGTGGTCATGCGGTCATTAGCTCCCGTTGGTAAATGGCTTTTTTTCCGGCCAGACAATGCGGCGAAAACCAGATCCGCTCTTTGCGTGCGTTTGCCCGGCCGTTGGTGCTTTGGCCGTCGCCCTGCGATCCGTAGCCGCCGCGGGCTTTCCACGCAATGCAGATCCAATCGTCCGGCATTTCGTACTCGCCGTCGTAGCCGCAGAGAGCCACCCGCATTCGCTTATCGTTGCCCCACTCGACCGCCCAGTCTCGGACCTGGTGCCCAATGCTTTCATCGTCTGCCGCGTACAGTGACGATTTTCGGCCGGCCTTGGCGGTGTAGGGCGGGTCGAGAAACACGCCGGTTATCCCTTGCTTGACCGTCGGCGTCGGGCCGCAAACCCGCGTCCAATCGCCACAGCAAACGCGGACGCGGCGTAGCCGGTCGGCCAGCGAGTGCAGGTATTCCCGCAATCCTCCGTCGCCCCTCCCCGCGTCGCCGAGGTGGGGCAGCTTCTGGCTCGGCCGGTGCACGCCCCTCCCCGCGTCGCCGAGGTGGGGCAGCTGCTGGCTCGGCCGGTGCACGCCCATCCCCGCGTCGCCGAGGTGGGGCAGCTGCTGCCATTCGGGATGGTGGCACCAGCCGGAGCCGATCCATTGACAGCAGCCCCAGACCCACCAGCCGGCGATTTTGGCGTCGTAGTATTCCGGCTCGGTTCGGAGCCGCTCGACGTGTTCGCGGCCGACGTTGACCAGCCAGAGGTGCCTGGCGTGCAGGTCCGCCTCGTTGACCGGCCAGTCGGCATGGCTCGCAACGGCGTCAGGATCGCTCTGTAACGCACGCCAGAAGTTGGCGAGGAAACAATCGGCGTCGTTCACGGTCTCGATTCTGTGGCCGTCCCAGGGCCAATGCGGGCGGCCCAGCAGGGCCGCCAGCGAGCCGCCGAACGGCTCAACGTAGTTGCGGCAGTCGCCGAAACATTCCCAAACCAAGCCGGCGACCGCGGACTTGCCGCCGAACCAAGGAAACGGAGCGCGTAGCGGTGCCGGCTTGATCATGTCGACGCCTCCGCGCGGTGAATCGCTCGAATCGCCCGCTCGAAAATCGCACGGTTGCGGCTCTGCAGGCTGCCGCCGGCGATGTGCAGGACCGTGGCGTCGGGCGGCGGCGGATGCTGGGGAGAGCAGATCCAGTTGTAGCGCGGGTCCAACAGGCGGATCGGGACGCGGTACCGCTGGAGGGCGACGTTTAGCGCGGTCTGCTCGTACCTGAATGCGGTCCAGTACGCCGGATCGTTGGCCAGGTGCAGGGCCACTTCCAGGGCCGCGGCGTTCCGCTGGTTGGCGATCCACAGGCCGCTGTTGACGTACCAGACCGGATCGAGCTTATACCGTTTGCAGTCGGCGTCGCGGGCCTTGCTGGGCATGTCGGCGACGGCAACAAAATGGTCAGTGTCGCGAATCGCGGCGACGTCCCAGTCGCGGACGAATCGCACATCGGCGTCGAAGTATAGGACGGATTGGCCTTCGAAGTGGCGGAGCAACAGCAGCTTGGCGTAGGCCGGGTGGCGGAGCTTCGACTGCGGGAAATCCGACGGCGACAGGACCACGGTCTCCAGGCCCGTGTGCTTGCGCACGGACTCGGCGGCGAGTCCTGCCAGCTCTCTGTACGCGGTGCCGTGGGCGATCGTGGCGGCGATCATTGGTATCCTTTCCTGCAGCCGTGCCACCATATCGGCTCCGGTAGGCCCCACGGGTACACCAGCGGCTTGATCGGCTCGGGGCTCAGCAGCCCAGGCGATTCGTCCGACCGCTCCAGGAAGAACGAGCCCAACTGCTTGGCGTGCTTGGCGTCGGCGATCAGGTTGCAGCGGTAGGTGGACGCCAGGCGTTGCTGGACGGGCCACCAACGGGCCAGCTGGTGATACTCGCCGCCGATCCAGCGGATCGCGGACAGCGTGTCCGCGGACGCGGCGCCAAGGAAGTTCGCCTCCGAGCCCTCGCAGTCCGACTTGATGTAATCGACCGGGCCGATGTCGGCGACCAGGGCGTCGAGTGAAACCACGGAAACCTCGCCGATCAACTTGTAGCGGCGCGTGTCCAGCTTGATCCCTTGCGGCCGAACCACAGATCCTCCGCGCCAGCCATCCCCGGACGCCGGGAGGCCCTCCCAGATGCACAGCGTGCCCGGGCTCGCGTCTACCGCGGCGTGCCGGATCTCGACGCGCGGGTGGTTGGCGAATCGCGCCCGAAGCTGCACGACCAGCGACGGCACGACTTCGAAGGCGAGTATGTTTGCCTCGGGAAAGGCTGCCAGCATGGCCCGCGTGATGTCGCCCACGTTGGCCCCGATGTCCACCACGGTCCGCACGGCCGGGCGGCCTGTGTCGCGCAGGTACCGGGCGATCTGGACGTAGCGATAGCATGCGGTGCCTTCCATTACGGGTTCACCTCCAGGTGTCTCTCCAGCACGGCGATCAGCTCCGCCGGCCGGATCATGGCCATGCAGCGGCCCACGGGCCGCGAGAACCGCGTGTCCTGGACCGGGTGGCTACAGAGGGACTGGTCGGCCTCGTGGCCGTCGCCCAGCGGTAGAACGCGGCCACGCCAGCAACTTTGCGTGCGGCAGCAGTCCAGCTGGCCAAGCGTGTGGAACGTGTGCTGGGCCTGGTACTGCGTCCACGTCGTCGGCTCGCGGCCTCCAGCCAAGCACAGGTACGGCTTTTGCCAGGCGGCCATCAGGTGCTGCAGGAACGTCACGGGCCCCATGCCGCCGGCGGCGTGGTGGGCCAGCAGGATCAGCGGCCGCATGGGCGGGCCAGTGTCCAACATGCTGATCACGTGCCGCAGTCGCGGGTGATTGTCGGCGGCCAGGCCGATCTGGACCCACTGGATTTTGTGCCGCGTGGCGTCGATCACGGCCTGGTAGTGCTCGACCGGCCATTGTTTGACGGTGAAATCCTGCTTGATCCCGGCGTTGACGATCCAGAACGGGCGGGACAGGTCCGGGGCCCCGGGCCAGAGTTCCTTCCGTGGTCGGGACCGCTCGGCGGGCGTCAGGTACAGGTGGGGGCGGTTGGTCGTGAGCGACAGGGGCTTGCCCAGCTGCTGGCCGAGGTATTCGGTGTAGCCGGCCAGGAACGGCGCTGAGACCTGGTTGCAGCGTTGGATCAGCGGATAGTGCAGCTGGATGGCCCGGGCGTCGGGATCGTCGTCGGCGATCGGCGTCACGTGCGGGTTAGCCTTCCAGATGTCCGGGTGGCCCGTCCGGACGTCGGTCGTGTACCGGTCCGGATAAGTCGCGTGCAGGGACTCGAGCGCCGCGGTCATGGTCAGCAAGTCGCCGGGGCAGAGGTGCGAGGCGAGGATCAGCTTTTGCCGTGCGGTGGCGGCGGCCTCGGCGCGGCGGATCGCCTCGTCCAGCAAACTGCCGTAGACGTCGGCGGGGTTGATTCGCCAGGCCAGCCCGGACAGCACGGCCGCGGCGGCGGCCTTGGCGACGGTTCCCCAGCCGTAGGCGGTGGCATTGGTCCGCATTTGCTCGGCCAGCTGCGTGCGGCTGGCCTTACACCAGGCGGGGCCGCGGTCGTTCATTTCGCGTGCCAGGGCGACGCAAGAGCAGGTCGGCGTGTGCTGGACTCCGAGGTCGGACAGCAGCCGCCAGAGCTGCGATCCGACGCCGTGGCCGCGCTGGACGCGGTCGAGGGCATCTGGATCTGCTGGAACGATCTGCCGGAATTTGCCGGTGTGGGCGGCCAACAGCTGCCGGGCCGTCTCCTTGCGTCCGCAGGCGTTGGCGGCGTGGATCGCCAGCGTAACGGTGACCTCGACCTGGCTGACCTTATCCCGCTGGCAGTGCGCACACGCGGAGGGATTGGCGGCGGCGTGGCACCCGGCTAGATCGCTGGCGATCCGGCAAACGCCGGCGTCGGAACGGTAGTCACAGGCTAGCCAGTTCTCAGTAGCCATTCGTGCAGCTCAGCTCCCCGATCTGGCCTTCATAGGTCGGCGCGCAGTCGTAGCCCGGGAGATACCCGGGAGGCAGCGGGCCGTCGCCGTTGCAGTAGGCGATGTAAACGGCGTTGTTCCACGCGCAGTCACAGTTGGTGCCGACGCAATCGTCCTCGGTGTAGACCCACTTGAGCCTTCCTCCGATCGTCTGGGCGACGTAGTAGCATTTGCCAGGGCACTCGCCAGGATGAGGCGCCAGCGAAGAACTGCTCGACGAAACACTGGACGGACTGCCCGACGACGCCGAGGACGGGGAACCGCTGGACGCACTACTGGGCGACGCCGACGAAGCCGACGATGGCGAGCTACTGCTACCGGACGAAGGCGAGCCGCTGGACCCGGACGTCGGCGCACAGCAGGACCCGCCCAGCAGCAGCAGGTAGCACCATTGCAGGCCAGTGGCCCCGGCTTTCCAGAGGATGCGGGTGTAGCCGGTAGCGACCGAACGGAGGATGGTCGAGTTGCGCGGCAGGCAGACGAACTGGTGACTCGCGTCCGTGATCTGGACCAGGGCGGCGACGATGCCGGAGACGGCGGCGTACTTGATCTCGCCGGCGGGCGTTGGCTCGATCAGGACGCCGAACTGGCAGATCGAGCCGTCGGAGAAATCGCCGAGGAAATTGAAGCGGCCGACGAACTGCGGGAAATCGGACGAGGGACCGGCCAGCGGGTTGGTCAGGGCCAAGGCACGGCCCACGGCCTGGTCGGCTCCGGTGCCGTTCTCCATGCGGACCAGGTCGTGAGATCGCCAGCGCTGGCGGCCGGTGAAGGTGTCACCCCAGCGGGACTCGGCGAACGCGTTCGCGGCGTCGGCGATCAGGTTGTGATCGCTGGCCGAATCGCGAACAGGTTGGCCGGGTTGGACGCGGGGGATCATGGGTCAGGAGTCAGGAGTCATGGGTCAGGGGCCAGGAGTCAGGGGTCAGGAGTCAGGGGTCAAAGGATAGCCATTTCACTGCGGGCGGCCTCGGTGGCTTCGCGGTCCAAGTCAGCTTGCAGCTGCGAAGCCTCGGCCAAGCAGTACAGTAAATCGGCCCGCAACAGGGCCCGCTCGCGGGCGGTGATCGTATCGGCTTTGCGTCCGCTGCGAAAGGCCCAGGTCGAGCAGAGCGAATCAAGAATCGATTCGAGCTGCGCGGTCTGTTCGCGGCGGGCGTCGGCGACCAGCTCAGGCAGCGCGTCCTGGAGGTACGGGACTGGGGTCCGCGAGGATAGGATTTTGTTGGCCCACTCGGCGGCGACAGCGTGGATAGTCTTGGCTGGCATGTGTCACCTGATCGAAATCGCTCCCCGTTGGGTCGCGGTTAAACTAGGCCCCGACGGCGAGGCTGGCAAAGTTGCTCGGGTCGTATACGCGGCAGATGTGGACGGCGGCGGGGTTCTTGACCAAGCGTTTGCCGTCCTGCTTGTCCTCGTATTCGACCCACAAATAATGATGGCCCAGCTTGGCGATGCCGCTGATCGTGCCGATCGTCTGACCGGTCACGTTGGGCAGTCGCAAGAACTGGTAGTCGATCTGCGGATCGGCCTTGTTTCCCTGGAATCCGTCGGCGCCCAGGAATAGGACCTCGCCGGCGGCGCGGCCGTACCAGAGGGCGTTGTTGTACGTGCCGGTCATCGCCTCCAGCAATCGCACGTAAGCATCGGTGATCGTGGCGTTGGGCTGGCGGTAGCTGAGCGTCAGCTTGAGTGCCGGGACCACGATGTCCACGCCTTCGACCTCGCCGTTGTCGTTCACCCCGATCAGCTGGCGGTGGTTGTAGTCGGCGGCGGATTTGCCGCTCGGGACATAGGTCGCGACGTCGGCCTTGGCGCTGCGAATCCTCGCGGTCTGGCCCGTGGTTGAAAAGCTCCAGCGGTACTCGCCGGTTTGCAGTTTGATCTCGTCGGCTCCGTAGCCGAGGGTAAATCGCCAGGTCTCTTGGCCGATGTGGTCCCAGTCGATTTTGTCGAGTGCCAGCGTCCAGCCGGTAACGGGGTCAATCACCGTCGCCGGCGCAATGCCGCTGATGTACGCGTAGACGGCCGTCAGTGCGTCGCTGCCGCGGATGTGATAGATGTAATCGATCGAGGAGAACTCCTCCTCCTTGATCCCGCCGCGGCGGCTGCCGACGATTTCGCTGTGGGTGATTGCCATAACGCCTATGCTCCGTACTTCCGCTGAAAGCCCTTGTTTTCGGCCCGCATCATGGCCAGCTCTTCTTGCTGTCGCTGCATGATACGGGTTTGCCGCTTGGCCTCATTCAGCTGCTGCTGAGCGACGTTCCCGCCGCCGAACTGGCCGCCCAGCGCCCAGGCCGAGAACGTGCCGCCGACCTTGGGACCAGCGCCGGTCCCGGCCGCGGCCAGATCACCCAGCCCGGCTTCCTGTCCGGCTGCCGCGGCTGCTGCCGCCTGGCCGGCTTGGGCGCCAAGTCCCGCCAGGTCCGCTCGGGCGGCTTCCAGCGCCTCCGCCAGCCCCTCTCCGCCCTGCGGCGCCGCAGCCCGAAATTCCTCCAGCGCCGCAGCGGCTTGAGCGTTCCAGTCGGTGGCCGCGCCAGCCTGCCCTTGGACCGCGGTCTCGGTCCAAGCGTCCAGGGCCGCGTCGATTTTGGCATTGGTCTCGGCCAGCGATTGGTCGACGCTGTCGCGGGCGCCGGCGAGAAAATCGGGCATGGGTCCGCCAAGGGCGGCTAGCTCGAGGCTCCATTGGTCAATGGCGGCCGTCAGTTTCTGATTGATCTCCTCGCCGGACATGCCCGCGGTATTGAATCCAGCGGCCTCCATTTGCTGCCGCGCCGCCTGGTCACCTCCCAGGGCCGCCCGGGCGGTTGTGATGCTCTCCGTCAGCGCGGCGGTCATATTGGCTCGCCGCTGCGGTTCCATCGCCTCGGACTTCTGCCGCTCGGCGTACATGTTCACGCCGAGCACTGGCGCCATGGCCGCGCCCATGATCGGGTTCGACGCGGCAGCGGACAGCATCTTGGTGGAGATGCCGCGGACCGCGCCGGTCCAGAGATCGGCAATCGTGCGGACCATCGCCGACATCACCGAGACCACGCCTTTGGTCCAGTCGGCCCACAGGCTGCGGAGTCCCGCCAGCCCGGTCTGCCAGGCCGTGGTCAGGCCCGCCATTGCCAGGCCGCCCAGCTCCGACCAGCGGCCTTGGGACAGCAGGACGGCGAACTGTGCGAGGTATTCGCCCAGCGGGCCGAGGGCTGTCGGCAGTATGGCCACCAGCTGCTGCATGCCCTGCAGGAACGCAACGCGGATCCCGGCCACGGCGATGCTGGCTGCCAGGCTCAGGTCCCCCGCCTTGAACGCGTTGGCGATCCCGCCCACGGTGATTTTGGCGGAGTCGATCAGCGGCGAGAAGAACGCGGTCACACCCTGCAGGGCGTCGCGGCCGGAGTCGGACCACTGGGTCCAGGCGTAGACGCCTCCGGCGATCAGGCCGATCAGGATTGTGGCGGGATTGATCAGCGCGCCAAGCATCGGACCGATCAGGCCGACGGTCATCAGAGCGCCGCCTGCGGCCCCGGGCAGTAGCATGCCGAGCATGCCCGCAGCTCCAGCCCCTCCCCCGAGTCCACCGCCGATCCCGCGGCCGAGCCCCCGCATGCCCATGCCAGCGGCACGGGCCGCGGCCGAGCCCAGGGCGGCGAACTGGGCTCGACCGGCGGTCACCGTGGCGTTGATTCCGGCGCGGATCCGGGCCGAGGCGGATGTCCAGGCGGCTCCGGCCCTGGTTGCTGCAGTGCTGGCCAGCGTGGTCAGGCGGGCCCATGTCGCGGGCGAGGCTAACGTGGCGATCGCGGCGCGGCCACGGGTGGCGATCGCAGCCCATGTCGCGGGCGAGGCTAACGTGGCGATCGCGGCGCGGCCACGGGTGGCAATCGCGGACCACGTCGCTGGCGATGCCAGCGTGGCGATCGCAGCGCGGCCACGGGTGGCGATCGCTGACCATGTCGCGGGCGAGGCGAGCGTGGCGATCGCAGCACGGCCTCGCGTGGCGATCGCAGCCCATGTCGCGGGCGAGGCTAACGTGGCGATCGCGGCACGCCCCCGGGTGGCGATCGCAGACCACGTCGCTGGCGAGGCTAGCGTGGCGATGGCGGCACGCCCCCGGGTGGCGATCGCAGACCACGTCGCTGGCGAGGCTAGCGTGGCGATGGCGGCGCGGCCACGGGTGGCGATCGCAGACCACGTCGCTGGCGAGGCTAGCGTGGCGATGGCGGCGCGGCCACGGGTGGCGATCGCAGACCAGGTGGCGGGCGAGGACAGCGTGGCGATGGCAGCACGCCCCCGGGTGGCGATCGCTGACCACGTCGCGGGCGAGGCTAACGTGGCGATCGCGGCGCGGCCACGGGTGGCGATCGCTGACCATGTCGCGGGCGAGGCGAGCGTGGCCAGCCCAGCGGGAAACGGCACACCCGACAGGGCGGACCGCAGCGCAGCCCCAGCACGCCAGGCGTAGGTCGAGAAGCGATTGACGGCGATGCCCATGTCGCCAGCCCAGCCGCGGGCGAAACTCTGGCCCAAGCCTCGCATCGTGCCGAACACCCGCATGGCCCCGCTGGACAATCGCGTCCACGTCCCGCTCGCGTCCACGCGACTGAGCGCCCCAGCGATCGAAACACCGGTCCGCAGGGCGACTCCAGACAGCTGGCCCAGCGACGCGCTGATTCTTGCGACCGCGGATCCGCCAGCGGTGACCGCGGTCGCGAAGCCGCGGGCGATCCCGGTCCCGATCCCCGCCCCGATTCGGCCGCCGACGCCGATTCCAGCGCCGACGGACGAAGCGATCCTTGAGCGTAGCGTCTGCAGGGCGGCCGCGGCCCGCGTGACGCCCGCCGAGATGGCGGACCCGATTCCAGCGCCAACGCCTCGGACCATCGCGGACAGCGCGGTAAACGGGCGGGTGACGACGCCCAGAAGTCCGCCGATACGACGCATGGCCCTGCCCAGCGTGCCCAGGGTGAAGGCGGCGGTGCGAATCACCACGGCAATGCCGAGCAGGGCCGCGCCGATCGCGGCCACGCCAGCCGCTGCAGGAACGGCGATTGCCAGCCAGTCTTGATTCCGCTCGATCCACGCATTGACCGGGACCAGCGCGGATTTCAGCGCGTTGGCCAGCGTGGTAATCGTCGGGGCCAGGCCGGAGCCGATTTCGAACCATGTATCGCGTACGACCAGCCGCAACTTCAGCAGCGAATCATCGAGGATCGCGGCCTTGGCGGCGGTCTCGGCGCTCATGGTCAGGCCCAGCTTGCGGGCCTCTTCGCGAAATGCCTCCAGGCCCGCCGCGCCGTTGGCGAACATGGGCACCAGGTCAGCGCCGCTTTTGCCGAACAGTTCCATCGCGATCGCGGCCCGCCTGGTCGGATCGGACACGCCACCCAGGGCGGCGCCGATCGCTTCGAACTGCTGGTCCGGATTCATCGCGGCCAGCGAGTCCAATGACAGGCCCAGCGATTGGAACGCCTCGCGGGCCGAATCGCTCCCGTCGGCCGCGGCGGTGATTTGTCGGGCCATGCCGCGGGCGCCTTTCTCGATCGCCTCCAGCGTCGTGCCGGACATTTCGGCCGCGTAGCCCAGCTCGGAAAGTGCCTCCGCCGACATGCCGGTCCGCTGGGCGATGTCGTCAATCGCGGCCCCGGCGGCGCCGAACCGGGACGCAATGCCCACCATGCCGCCGATCGCACCCAGGGCCCCGCCGACCATCGCTCCGCCCGCAACGGCAAATGTCCGCGCGTAGGTCCGCAGCTTGGCGGCGGCGCCCGCCAGGCCCGCGGCCAGTTTGTCACGGACCACAAGCTCGACGAACGCTCGGCCTGCTCGGATGTCTTGGGCTGCCATGTCAGACCTCTTTCGCTGCGCGGGCCTGCCGTTCTTTGCGCCGCTCCATGACACGCTTGCCAGTTTCGCCCAGGCTGCTGTCGTCCTTCTCGGCGTCGCCGATCGCGGCGGCGACGTCCGAATCGTGGACACACCGGAGCTTTGGAGCTGCTCTCGCAATAGCTCTGGACAGCCTTTCGCGCTCCAGCGAGTTGTCGTCGATCACCTCGGTCATGGTGCCGCGAATGAATTTGTCGGTCTCGGACTGTCGCTGCATCATGTTGCGAACGAGGACAATCAACCCGCCCACCATCGTGCAGCCGATCGCACACAGCGCCGCGGCCATCCAGCCACCCTCGGTACCGGCCTGCCTCACGATCTCCGTGGCCTGTGTCGGGTCCATTGACATCCTTTCACCTGGTGTGGTTTCAGCTGCGGAAATTCGGTAGCACGTAGCCCCCGTCCTCGGCCACGTCGGCGGCGGCGATCGTGACCTGCTTGCGGCGCGTCGAGCCGCTGCGGCGGAACTCGTAGGTCGCACCGATCAGCAGTTTCGTGAAAGCGACCAGCCCATCCACGCCGCTCGTCTCCGTCCGGTCGGCTCCCTCCAGGATGCGGCCGCCTCCGTTGGGTTCCTCGATCAATCGGCAGATCACCGCTTGACTGGCCTCGATTAGGCCGTCCTCGTCGTAGGTGTAGCCGTAGCCGGTACACTCCGCGGCGGACGTCGGCGCGGGGACGATTCCGGCCGCGGTCAGGTTGTCGAAGGTCTTTGTCCACGTCGATGCCGTGGACGATACCGTGTGTGTCTCAGGCGTGTGGACGTAGCCGTCGACCTCGATCGCCACGGTGTACGCGCCGGCGGCAAGGCTCATTGGTACCTGGCCGTTGGCGTCCGTTGTACCGCGGCCCTTCAGCGCGCCATTGAGCCAGAACGCGACGACGGCCCCGGCCAGCGGCGTGCCGGAGTATTCGACGGTCCACGTGCAGGCGTAGGGGCCTGTGCCGGTGGCGAGGATGTCGGCGAGCTGATCGTCGATCGAGCTGTCCGCAGCGGCCCCGGCGGACGGTGCGAGTTTCATCGCGTCTCGGATCTCTTGCGAAGTTGCTGGCTGCACGGTCAGCGCGATGTTGTCCGTCGTAATTCCCCGCGCGTCGAGAATCGTTCCAAGTGTCGTTGCGTTCACGCCCGTACCCTCGTATTCCAGGCCCGTGACTGGGCCAAATTTCACGCCGCCGTCAACCGCGTCCAGCGCGGGCCATGTGATGCCAGACAGCAACGCATAGAGGCTTAGGTCTAGCGTCCCTGCACCTGTCGCTGTCGTCAGCACGTAGGACGGATCTTCGTCGCCGTAGGTGTAGCCGCCCCCGCTGTCCGTGTGCTGAACCGCTCCGATGTCCCGATTATCCGTCTGCCCATAGACGCCGATGCCAGCCGCTCTCAGTGCTGCCCCTCCGCCTGCTGTGTCGTTGGGGCGGAAGTCGTCGTTTGCTTGATCGACATAGGGATCGGCTGTCAGTGTTACGAGCCCTATCTGGATTCTCGGTGTGTCGTTGGCGGTGTTGTTGTACGTCGCACAATTGGCCATCGTACACCAAAACGCAAAACTGCCTCCGGTAAATCCTTTGCCGCCAACTCCGCTATGATTTGATGCGACACAATTCACAAAATCGACGTATCCGCCGCCGCCATTTGGCCCGTTGAACCCGTAGCGAGCATTAGCGTCTGCGGCACACCCAAGCACAACCGCACTGCCTGCAACCGCAAACCCATCATTGCCAGAGGCATGTGACAAGCAGTTCCGAATACCGAACCCAGCCGTTGTGGTCTCAAATCCATTATTGACCGCAGCGATTGATGAACACAGCACCGCCTCGACAAACGCATAGAATCCGTTATAGCAATTCGACGCCTTGCACGCGATGATTTTCCCGATCGAGAAACCGTAGCAAGCAGCCTGATCGCAATCAACAGCCTCACACGAATACGTGGATGAATATGCGTAGCCTTGCAAGAATCCTTTGTTTCCGCTGCCGCTCTGTCCGTCTGCCTTGAGATTGACGAAATAGGCCGCGTTAGCGACGGAATGCTGCCACAGAATCACGCTAGTTTGCACACCAGCGTCTAGCACCGGCTTTGCACCCAGGTCGCCGCGAGTTGTCTCGTAGCCTTCAACGATGGCGTAGGAGCGATTGCTATTCGTGAATGGTCCGCCACTTCCAGCCGTCGACGTAGTCAGCGTGTACGTGCCGCTTTTGACGAAAATCTTTTGCGCGTTGGTCCCTTCATTCGCCGTGCTCAGCGTTTTCCCCGCCTGCCCCGGCGTAGCTAACGCCCCACCAAGCACTGCCGTCGCCCCTGCGGTCGCTCCATTGTTTCCGCTTGCCCATGCCCGATCAACGGTCGCTTTGCCGCCCATCACGCTGATAATCTCATATCGCCCAACAGTTGCGAGTCCGCCGCTGTCCGAGACGTTGACTGAGACCACGTTGCCAACGTCGCTGGCGACGAACGTGTACGTCGCGGAAACCATGACGGTCAGCGTCGCGCCGTCAGTCTTCAGGTCGCCGATAGCCTGCGGGTTGCTCGTCGGGTAGGTGCGGTCTGTCCCGGTCGCGCCGGGCTTGAAACCGCCGCCGTTGAGGTCGGACGCCCCGACCTGCACCTCCCAGACCATTGCTGCGGAGATAGCCATGCTCAGTGGCTCCCGTTGATCCCGATGGCTTTGACGATCAGGGGCAACTGCTCATTTGCCAACGAAACCAATCCGCGGGCCATCGTTTGCAACGCGGTGAACTCGGCGGCCGTCAAGTCCTTGGCCCCGGCAAGCCCAGTGCTGTTGGGGATGATTGCGGTCGGGTCGAGTTCCTTCACCGCCTCGTCAACGCTCGATTTCGCAAAGGCTTCCCACTGCGCCGGAGCAGCCTGTTTGTACAACCCAAACAAGCTGGAGATCATGCCCCGTAAAAACGTGTCATAGCGGGCAATGTCGGCTTTTTGTTCGGCGGTAAGGTCGATGTACTTCATTTCCACTATCTCCACAAAGGGCATTATGGTTATCGTTCGCACTCGGGCACAGTCGGCCGGACAGGGCTATCACTGCCGAGCCAGTCGCCGCTCTCTCAGTCCTCGCGCTACGGCCCTCACTACTTCCGGAGTCAGCTCCAGTCCGCCGCGGTGTGCGGTGCCCTGCTGGATCTCCAGCGGGTTGCACTCCGCGGGCGTGATCGGTGTACTGTCCGGATCTCGGTTACTGTTCGCGATCACGTGGCAAACCCAGGCGTCGTGATCCCACCAGGCCCGCTGGCAGCCCTCGACCATCGCCAGCAGCTGCCGCAGGGTCAGGGGGCCTGGATCGACTCCGACGACTCCGGCGAGCTGGTAGATTCGCTCCCACGGGTCGACGGCGTCAGTTGCTCCGCCAGGGTCCGCTCCAGCGTCGTCAGTTCCTCCTGGATCGTCCGGTCCAGCAGACTCGCCGTCCGCTGGGCAAGGTTGGTCTCCTCCGTCGTCCGTGTCTGCAGGATCTTCTCCAGCGCCGTGGCCGCGGTCTTGCGGCCCAGCTTGCGGAAAAAAAGGGTTAGCTCCTCCAGCGTGGCTGTGACCGCCGATTCGAATACGGGCACTCGCTCCGTCTCGACCAGGCGATCCGCCAGCAGCAGCTCGGCCCACGTTTCGGGCGTGATCGGCGGTTTGGCCTCCTGGATCTGCGGCAGGCAAAATGCCCACAGCACATTCGGCCACAGCTCCAGCACGGCCCACAGGTCGCCGGCCGCCGTCACCTTGGCCAAGCCTGCCCCGTCCAACAGGTCCACGCCTGCCAGGTCCTTGACTCGCCGCATGGCATTGACGTCGGCGGTGATCGTCCAGCATTTGCCGGACGCATCGGTAAATTGCTTCACAGTCCGCTCCTTTCACCCGCGGGGCTGACGCCCCGGGTTCGCCTACAGCGTGCCGGGGTCGGCGATCTCGGGGGTGAATGGGTCGGGGATTTCCGCAGCGGGCTCCGCCAGCGGCACGGCGTGTCTTGTAACGTCGTGTCCGGCGGGCAACTCCGCAAACGGCACGGGCGCATACTCCGCAGACAACGGCTCCGGCGGCTCGGGCTCCAGGCTGTCCACCAGCGTGACCAGTGTCTGGGGCTCCAGGTACACCGGCCGTCGCAGCGTGCCGACTTTGCCGGCGGCGCGCACCAGGCCCTCGTCCTCGGTGCCGCTCTCGGCGACCAAGGCGCAGAAGTCCGCGGCGGGAATGCCCACCGGGCGTGATTTGCCGCGGGCGGCGTTGGCCGCGGCCCGCAAGCGTGCAAGTGTTTTCTCTTTCATCGTGTCCTCCAGTCAGCGTGCAACGATACCCAGGTGGCAGAAATGCCACCTGGGCCGCGACTCGCACCAAGCCGCGATCAGGGAATCGGCGAAAAGCTGGAACCGGCCGACAGCTCGTAATCGCCCGGCTCGATCAGCGTCGACGACTCGTAATACTCGGTGTGTTTGGCCTCGACGTCGTATGTGACGACGGCACCCGTCTCGGCCTTGCGATCCATCTTCATCACCTCGACGTACTGCCGCAGGCCCACGGCCCCGGGCTCGGTGATCGCGGCGTCGAACGTCGCGATTTCGATCGCGGTCCTGTTGACCAGGCTGTCCAGCAGATCGTCGCGGACGGCGTCGTCGGCCCCGCGCACGTGCCGGTAGGTGAACGAGATTCCCAGCGACTGGTGACCGCCGCGAGTCTTTTCGTACTCGCTGTCGCGGTCCTTCCAGGAGATTTCCTCCTTGCTGCGCGGGATCGTGCTGCCCTTCTGGCGCGCGATCTCGACCCACACGGGGCTCGCGTGCGTGCCGGTGTTGATGTAGTCCTTGGCTTCCAGGCCGGTCGGAGTGCGAATGGCGAGGGTCATGATTGCTCCTTGGTGTGGTCAGGGGTCAGGTGGGCCCAATCGATCCGGCCCACTGGGATCCAATACGCGGCGCCGCGGCGACCAGCTGCGGGCCCATGAACGGACGGCGCGGGTAGGTCTGCCCGCGGAATCTACCTCCGTGCTCGTGCGCCGCGCCGCCGGTACCGGCGACGCTGGCCCGGGGACCGATTACCGCGGTGTCACCTTCGACGGCGAAAAAGATCGCCCGAGGCAGTACTCCGCGGCGTTTCCCCGTGGCGGTGCCGGTGTGCGGAGGGGTACCGGGTGCCGACGGCTCGTCGCCGGGGACGATCGACGCGGCGGCCGCTTTCCGGATCGACGCGGCCGCGTGCCGCAAGTTGCGGAACGTCGCCCTTTCCGCGGCCCGCAAGACGGGCTTCGGATCGATCGCGGCAGTGAGTTTCGCCGTCAGCTGCAGCACGTTAGGTTACCTCGGTTTCGACGGTGTAAGTCAGCTCCAGCACCGACACAAATTGTCGGTTGCGGTAGAGCATTTCGCGGTCGTAATCACCGAGCAGCTTCGCGTCCACAAACGCGGCCTCCGGCATATCTGGCAGCGGCGTGTCCGGGTGGTCGAACAGCGTCTCCAGGTCCTCCACCAACTCGACCAAGTCGTCGACCTCGGCGCTGTCGATCCGTCCGCTGGCCGGGTCCTGGGCGTCGGCGCCGAATCGTCGCCGCACGCCGACGTGGATCTTCAGTTCATGGTCGCGCAGACTGCGGGCCCCGATCTCCTTGCGGCGAGAGACGGGGACCACGTCAATCAGCGTTTCGGTTTCGGCGGCTAGCTCGAGGCTCCAATCCGCATACGACCTGGTTGCGACGTACCAGCCCTCGTACTCGGTGTTGATCACCGAGGTGACGGCGTCGGCAAGCTGGACCAGGAGGGCGGTCATACTGAAGCCTGTATGTCAGGTCCGCTACCGGCCGCCTCGCCGTGGCTCGGCTACCGGCGCGGACACTGGAGGTTTCGTTACGCAGGAACGATCTTCGTTCTGATCAACCAGTCTTCCGTCTCGCGGCGTTCGACCGCGGGCCGTCCGGCGACCGGCAGGACCTCCCACCGCAGGCCGTTGCCGTCCAGGAGCTGGTCTCCCGCTCGCGGCTGTACCGCTTCTTCGTTGATCTCGTACTCTTCGATCGCAATCAGCCATTCGCGGATTGCGATCGCGGTGGGCAGGCCCTCGGGCGTCTCGGTTTCGTACTCGACATCCGTGTGCCGTCCCGTCGCCGTCCCGCTGTTTCGCCCGCGATAGACGGTCACCGCCTCGCCGAACCTGGTTATCAGGTTCGGCTTGGCGATGTCCACGAATCGCTGGGCAAACAGGGACGGCATGGGTTAGCTCGCGGTGTAGGCTCGCAGGCCGAGCCGCTTGACAGTGACGTTGCCGGGCGAGTCGTTGGAGGTTTTCTCCATGTGCGCCAACAGCTTCAGCGGGCCTGTTGCGGCGTTCAGCTTGAACGATGTGGCAGGCAGCACGTTGACCCCATTGATATACATTTGGATGTCCTCGTCGTCCGTCAGATCCCACTGGATGAGGAACGGCGTCCCGACCACGGCATCCACGGTCGTGTCGGTGGAATTGACCTCCGTGGTTCCGTCGTCGCTCTCGGCCATGATGTTCAGCGAGTTGCCGTCGATGTGAACGAACAGGCTTTCCGTGATGCTGTCCGCGTCCGTCGCGTGCGTCGCGTTTGCCAAGCCGACGTTCAGGTCGAACGCCGCGTCGTCGCCGTTGAGGTTGATGCAGATTTCGGCTTCGACCAGGCACGGCGTGGCGACCGGAAACGACTGGATGCTCAGCGCGTCTTGCTTCTGCGCCTCGGCGGTCACGTCGAAAATCAGCGAGCAGCCCTCCTTGTGCCCGACGACTTGCGTCATCACGCCAGCCGTGGCAACGGGCACGCTCCAGAAGCCCTGCCCCAAGTCGATCGTGTACCGCGGGTCAGCGTTGATCGCCACCTTGACGGTCGTTGCCGCGCTGGCGGCCGTCTCCTGGACAATGCCCAGGTAAAAGTCGGTCGTGGCATTGACCTGCAGCAAGTGGGCCGCGTTGGCGCTCGCGTCCCAGAAGACGCGGGAGCCTTTCAGCATCACCATGCTGGCGGTCTTGAGGACCTCGACGACGCCGGACACGGTCATGGCGCCTTTCTCCGCGGCGGCGATCGCCGTGGGGGCAAAGCCGGCCCGGCCATCCGGCAGCTGGCGGACCTCGCCGGCGGTGACGGCGGTGTCCGGGGTGTAGTCGACACTGATTCCAGGATTCAGATACACGGCTTCTGCGGTCATAACTGTTCATCCTTTCGGATTGAGGGTTTGCCTTAGTCGGCTTGTGGTTTCGCCTAGTCGGCTTGTGGTTTCGCCTGGTCGGCTTGTGGTTTCGCCTGGTCGGCTTGTGGTTTCGCCTTGGCCAGTTTGGCGGCCTTGGCCTTGATGTCCTGGTCGGTGCCGCTGGCGATCGCCGGAGCGTCCGGCACGGCCAGCAGCGGTTTCGGTTCCGCAGGCTTTGGCGGAACCGGCTTGGCTTCGACGGGCTTCGGAGGATCGACGCAGACAGCGATTCCTGCCGCCACCAGCGCCCGGCCGATCGCATCGTCCACGGTCCCTGTCTCGCGCTCGCGCAACTCGCAGCCGTATCGGGCCGCGGGGTTGCGTAACATGGTCACTTGCACAGTCTCACCTCCTATGTCAACGCTTGTTGGTGTGCTACGCGTTCGTGATCGCGTCGATCGCCACGGCGTCGAACTCATTCGCGCCGCCGTGGCGGCCGTAGATTCTCATGTCGTACCCCACGTCAACACCTCTCCCGCGTCAGCGGGTCACGATCAGGACGATCCGCCGTCGGCTCGGACGCCGCCGCGGTACTCTTGCAGAGCCACGCCCACATCGCTGTAGCCCCGCATCTGAATCCCGAGAACGTTGAAGTCGGCGTCGGCCGTCTCGACGACCGGCATCACGTTGCCGTTCAGCGCGGCGATCTCGATGACCGGCATTTCGTTCGGGTCCGCCAGCATGTACCAGGCCGCTGCACTGTAGCCGGTGTACGCCGAGTTGCTCATGTACGGCGAGCTTTCGACGCGGAAACGCCCGCGGTAGATGTTGGCGTCACCGCGGGCCGTCGTCGCGGAGCCGTCGATGATTCGCTCGCTGGCCATCAGGGCGAGCGCGGCGGCCTTCAGGGCAGTCGGCACCAGCAGGATCTTGGGCTGCACGCCCAGCGGCTTGCTGTCCGGGTCAACCTGGTCCATGAAAATGGTTTCCGTCGCCTCCAGGCCGCCCAGCGTCATGTCGGCCACGGCCGTGTTGACGTTGTTGTTGCCGGAGGCGAAGAACGCCGTATTGTTCAGGAACACGGTCCAGAAGATGTCATTGAGCTTCAGCGCGCCGCCGCGGCCGAGCCGGCGGGGGACAGCGGTCAGGGCCCCGAGGTCATCGTTGATGATGTCCTTGCGCGTCACGGCCAGCATCTTCGCGTAAGTGTCGGCCTGGTTGTTGTAGGTCAGGTCCGACACGGTGCCGTGCTTGATCTCGCCGGACGCGCCCAGCTCTTCGAACATCAGGTGCCCGGTCAAGCTGACCGTGGTGATTTGCTTGAAGTCGCGGACCGAGCGGATGGCGGCGACGGCCAGCGGGGTCATATCGACCGCGTTCCAGCCGTCGCGCAGGAACTTGTTCGCGACGTTGGACAGCACATTGGGGATGCTGACCGTCGAAAACGCGTTGGCGTGGATCATCTGCTGGCCGATCATCCCGAACGCGGCCCGTTGGGCTTCGATCGTTACCTCGCGGCTGTGGTTCGAGCGGTAGCCGTTGGCCTCGGCCCCGATCAGCAGCAGCTGGTTCAAGCCGATGCCGCGCGGGAATCGGTCGTGGGCCGCCTGCAGCTCCTGGTCGGAGTACATCTTTTCGTGGCCGTCCAAGCGGCCGGACATGCAGACGGCGGCTTCGAGGACGCGATTGGTCAAGCGGTCGCGTTCGCGCGTCCCGCTCCAGACCGTGTGGGCTTGCGGCATGGTGGCCTCCAGCAACTCCAGGCGGAACTTGTCGACCGTCCACTTGCCCTCGATAGCGTCCTCGGCCAAGGACTTGATCTGGTCGATGTGGAACGGCTGCTTCTCGCAGGCGGCCAGGGCGATTTCCGTGATGGCGTCGATCCGCTCCGCCTCGGCCTTGCGGGCCTCGATGCCATCGGACAGGCTGACCTTGGTCTTGGGCCGCTTGCCGTGCAGGCCCTCGTAGTTGGCGACGATCTTGGCTTCCTGCTCGGGCGTCGCGCTGTCGACCTCGATGCCCATGCTTTCCGCCCACGCTTTGATTTTGGGATCCATCTTGCTCTCCTTGGGTTCGGCGGCCTCGGCCGCAATGGAAACACTCGTGTTGTCGTCCGCGGCGTGGCTGGTGAACGCAAAGCCGCGGAGCGTCGATCGCGCGGCGACGTACAGCGGGCCGATGAACTCCTGCCCGTTGACTTTCACGGTCTTGCCGGCCGCCACCTCACGCAGTTCGTCCGCCTGGGCCTCGATGCTGGCCTGCCAGACGAAGCCGTTGGCGGCGCTTTCGACCACTTCGCGGGCAGCCTCCGTCGCGGCCGAGACCTTGCCGCCCAGCGTCAGCTGGCCGTCCGCCTTGCTGGTCTCCGTGACGTGGCCGACGCGCTTGGTTCGGTCGTGGTCGAGGTTGGCGATCAAGCTCTTGGCGAACGAGATCCCCTTGACGTCGACAACCACGGGGGCGCCGAAGTTGCCGAGGCTCAGCGCCCCGCCGGTGTACGCCACGACCGAGAACGACGGCGGGCCCTTGCTGTCGCCATCGCCTTCAGCGGCCTTGATCTGGACCGGGCAGGCAATCGCGATCAGACGGTCACTATTCTTGATTTGCTTCGCCATTGTCCTGGTCCTCAGTGGCTTTGTTGGGCGGCGTGGATTGGCTCTGTCCGGTCGGCATGCCGAGGATGGCCGCGGCGATCGGAATGACGTGCTGGGGCAGGTTTAGCAGGAAGTTGACCTGTCGCTGCTGGTCGGGCGTGATGCCGTTGCTGGCTGCCTGCTTTTCGATCTCGTCCTCGTAGTCCTGGCCGGCTTCGGAATAGATGCCGGTCAGTGACTTGCTGCCGTTCTTCAACTGCCGATCATTGGCGCTGGCTTCGGTGTCTACGTCCGCCACACGATGCTTGGGCCAGTCCCACAGGTGCGCCCTCGCGGCGGGTCCAATGGCGTCCGGGTTTCCGCCCAGCCAGCCGTAATAGACGACGGCCGCCTCAAACCACACATCAAACAGCGGGTCCAGGACCAGGTCGCTACAGTCCTCGCGATCGACATCCAAGGCAGCGTAATAGGTCTGGTGATCGAGGCGGCCCGAGGCGTAGTTGTAGGACGAGGAATCGCAGGCGGCCTTGTTGTAGGGCATCGACTTCGGGCGGGCCTGCTCGTTGATCAAGGTCTTGTGGAACTCGGCAAAACTCGCATTGGGATGCTCGGCCCGCATCTGGAACGGCTCGTAAGCGTTCGGCAGGGCGGTCATCATCCGCTTCTGGATTTCGAGCGTGCTGAACGGCTCCGCCAGGTCCAGTTCTTCCGGCTGGAACTGCGTCTTGAGAAACATCGTAAATTCGGCGGCAGTCTCCGCGGCGGCAAGCGTGGCCTCACGCCAGCGCCGAGCGGCGGCCCCGGTCTGCAGCGTGCTGGTGGACTGCGGAATCCCACGATGCTGGCCCGGGCGGCGCATCTTGAACCAGTGGAGGATGAACTTAGCCGGCACACGCTCGGGCGTCTGCATCAGGTTCGCGTAGGTGGTCGCGCCGGGATGTTGCGGGAGAATGTCGTACCAGATCGGCACGCCGCTTTCGTCGAACTTGATTCCGTCGATGTATCCGTCCTGGTTGTAGCCGAGCATCGGCGTCTGGCATTGCTCGGTCTCGTACAGCCGCATGTCCAGCTTCAGCGGATGACGAATGCCAGGGGCTCGGCGGATCACGGCCAGCCCCTCACCGTCGGAATGCAGGGCATGGGCCATCGTCCAGAGCTTGCGGCGGAACTGGATGGCCTTGCACCACAAGTGCCACTCCGTTTCGACCAGGCGGTTGAATCCCTCGCTCCCGGTCTGCATTCGGAGCGACGGCCCCACGCCGATCAGGTCGGTTGTCCAAGTGGATGCGATACCGTCGGCGTACCCGTTGCTCCCGATCTCGTAGCGGCTCCGCTGGACGAGTTTCTCGCGGACCGTCTTGGAGTTCGCGCTGTCGGCGTCGTAGGCGTCGGCCGCGGCCCAGTAGTTTTTGAACTCGTTGGACGATCCGGCCGCGTCGTAACTGGCCTCGATCGACTCGGGTTGCTGGCGAGCGACAACTCGCTTGATCCTCGCCAACTCGGGGCGCGGCTTTCCGTTCAACCGGCGCATCGGCTGCCCATAGCGGTCAAGGATTGCCAGCGTGCGAGCTGCCATCAGCCGCCCCCGGGAGGAATGAGCTTGGTGATACGCAGGCCGAAATGCGGCTTGGCGGCCGCCCTGTTGCCCGCCTCGCGATCGCGAGCGTCCTGCAGGTCCTTGATCGGTCGCTCCGTAATTGATCGACCGTTTTCTGTAACCGAAGCCGGTTGCGTCAGGGCTTGCTCGATCGCTTCGTTGATGTCGGCGGGAGCTGTCATGCCGTAAGAATACCGGCATTCTGCTAGATGCAAGCTGCACCTAGTGGAGATAGTCCTATAGGTAGGACGGCGCGTAAAAAAGGCGGCTGAATTTCTCCAGCCGCCTCGGGATCAAATCGAGTCTACTTGCGGGGCTGCCATTCTCCGCACCAGTCGTCTGCATCCGTGTCAGGCCAAACGCTAATCTTCTCATCGATCGCTTCCACCCACATCGGAACTGGTGGCAATCGCATAAAAACTCTTCCCGCATGTTGGGCAAATTCCGTTCATCTTCCGACCTCCAATCGGCCCCAAGGAAAAAGACGGGCAAGCGGCTGGAGCATGCCGCCGTTCGGTTGCAAGCCTAGCCCGTCAGGTCATCTAAGATTCTATCGTTGGCCGATGCGCCCCGCAATTCCGACAGACGCGATACCGAAGGATCATGCCTTCGGCGCGGCGCGTGGTCTGGACCCGCAGGTCACGGCAGCCGCAGGCGTGGCAAGCAATCCCTCGCTCGCCAGCCTCGACGCGGGCAGTGTCTCGGGCCATTTCCTGCAATGTTCTAGGGGGCTTGTCCGTCATGCTTTGCCTGCCATTTGCGCCAGTGTCCGCCGCGGCTTTGCTTGAGCCGCAGTTGTAATCGTCGCCCGAATAAACTCGCCGGCAGCCGTCGCCAGGTACCCAGCGTCCAGCCAGTGATTCTCCCGCATCTTCTCCCACTTGATTCCCACGGGCACGCCGTTGCGCATCGCCTGGACCTGTCGTTCGGCCGTAACGTGGCTCGCCCAGTCGGCGTGGTCAATGTCGGGCTGCGGAGTCGAGTAAATCCGAATCGACCCGGGCTCCGTGACAGGCATCTGCAGACGAGCCTGGAACTCAGCCTTCCATAAATCGGCCGACACGTGCATCAGCGTCACGTCCTGCTTGGCCATGTAGTTCGTATGCATTCCCTTGCCGATATAGGTCACGGTCTGAGTGATCAGCCGCGGCGGCGTATAAACCATCCCGGCCCCGTCGCCGTACTTCAAACTGCCGCCGTATCCTTTCGTCGGCCGCCAGATAACTTGCTTGCGCGTCGTCCCCTGATTGATCGACTTGCAGAACGCGTAGACGCCCATCTGATGCGCGGCCCAGCCGGAATCAACCCAGACTTGCAGCGGTACCCATGCCTGGCCCGATTCCCCATGCCAGCCGTTTTGCCAGAATTTGGCAAGTTCGCCCAGCGAACGAATAAGGGCGTTGGTCACCCCGTAGAGTTTGTGGTCGACGGTCTGCTTGCCGTAGTCGATCACCACGTCAGACCCGTCCGTCAGGATCGCGTGTGCCGACCAATGCAACTCGGCCTTGCCAGTATCCACGCCGACCGCGACGCCAAGGCAGTCAGCAGGCACGATGCCGTGTTTCGTCGCGTGCTGACGCTGTGCCACGGTACCGGCCTCCAGATGGGTCAGGTCGAGGTCCGGCGGCTCGTACGGGATCGCCCAAACAAACTGACGGGCGGCCCGTTCGGCGCTGTCCCGGTTGACGGCCTTGGCCGCGTTCCACTCGTCCTGGCCGAGGCGGCCCGTGCTGACAAACGGATTATCAAACGCGGACCAGCGGAGCCCAAACGTCTCCGTACGCGGCTCGGGTCCCACCGCGGCGCCGTCGGCAGTGACCTCTTGCCCGCGGTGGACGAGGACCGTCCGGCCGAGCATGCTACGCCGCTCCGGCTCCCCGAACACGCCAGAACACGCGGGACAGGTCCAGCCAGCCGCGTCACGGGCGGCAAACTCGTCGGGGCAGTCTCGCCAGCCGCTCAGATGCTCCCGCTCCCAGGCCGACCAGACGCCACACAGCGGGCACGGATGATAGAGGCGGCTGTCGGTCCCCTGCGTGATTTCCTGCCAGATCCGCCCGGTCGGGATACTGACCGTGCACTCCATCAGGATCCGCCGCCCAAAGTCGCGGAAGGCGTTGGTCCGTGCTTCCATCTGCCGTATCGGGTCGGCCTCGCGGCTGATCTCCGATGCCGTGTCGTACTTGTCGACCTCAGTCATCACCAGGTTACGCGTCGTCGGCCCAGCCAGCCCAGCGTCGCCCTGCCCGGCGCTCATGAATTTGAGGCGGCAGCCGTTCTTGAACGTGACCGCATCCTTGATCGCCCCACCCTTACTCCCCGCGCCAGTGGTCGGCAGCATGTCCGGAAACGACGCCTGGATCGTCGGAAGAAAATCGACCTCCCACTTTTCGCCAGCAAGCCGCATGTCCGGAATCCCGACGAAGACAGTCTCCCGCAGCTCAAACAGTGTGTAGCAAGTCGGGATTACAAAGCCGAGCAAGCTCTTCCCGTTCTGCCCAGGCCCCGTCACGGCGTACCGTTGCCACCGCCTGGACTGCAGAGCCTCGAACCACGGGCGGCTGACCGGGTGCCGATCGTGGCGGTACGGTCGGCCAGCATAGGGCCCGGACGGCAGGCGAATGTGACGCTCGGCCCAATCAACCAGGCTGATCGGCAGTTGCGGCCGTAGCAGGTCCTGCAGGCCCAGGAACGCCTCCCGCTCCGTCTGTGTCGATGGACTCCCCAAGAGCATCCCTGATCGCCTCCGTGAACTCTCGCACCGCATCCCGCCAGCTGTCCGCAGTCCCGTTGCCGTGCTCCTTGATCTGCTGCTCTGCGAACCTCCGCAACGGCACGAATGCGGCCTCCGTCGCCGTGCGGAACAACTCGACCGAGATCAGCTGCTTTCGCCGCTCCGCAAGCTCCCACTCCAGCAGTCGCGCCCGCGCCTCCCGTTGCCGCTCCAGTGCTGGCGAGTTGGCGAGCGAGAATGCAGCTGGATCGCCTGTCTCACTCTCCGCGAGCCATTCGGTGTACGCTCTGACGACGGCTGACCCGAGAAGCGACCACGGCCGCCCACGGCTCTGCAACGTGCGCTTCTCTGACGGCTGCAGACGCGGCAGGATCTGTCTCGATACGAACTCGGCATCTTTACCAAGCAGGTCGCCAGCGTCAGATTTCGAGACCCAAAGTTCAGCCACACGTCCTTATCTCTGTTCTTGGATTTCACGCCACGTGCGGAGGAAAACCCCGAGCAACGGGATGGGAAACC